CTAACTCCTTTAAAGATCACAAGTAATACATCGAACAAAACGAGTGTAACGAAGTTTTGTGATGATGTAGATGAACGAAGTTCATCTCTCTACTTAAACCTATATAAAATAATCATTTGGAGTTCGAGCCGTGATTGAATAAAGAAAAACCCCTGTTAGGGCTTATACTAACAGGGGTTACAAATGCCGTTATAACATAAACGGAGTTTGAACGGATTACACAACTGATTGTCGGAATATAAAAAAATGGCACTTTTTTAAGTTAAACAATAGTCACACCCAATATTAGAATATCTAAGAAGGGAGTTGTGTATTCCGTTCACTTTTATTTATTATCTGTGAGAACTGGGTAAAACTTTTTGTGTGTTTAGGGAAGCGACTGTGACAGTTGCCTGCCACAGTCTATTACCCAGTTCCTCGTGCCGAAGCACACTGTTATTTAACTTGCAGACGCAGTTGCGCCCAGTGCAACTACTTTCCAATCTGTTCCGTCATAGACCACTAAACATTCAGTGCCAGCATTGCCATTTGTTGTGTAAGCAATATCACCTTCTTGTGGTGTTGGGATTGTAGTGCCTAACTGCGCCAGTGTAAGTGGTGTTAGATTGATTACATCTTCTACTTGCACACGATTTGTGTCGGGCTGTAGCGTTAGATCAATGCCTGAACTACTTACAAGTGTGTTTGGTAGGTATGTGTTTGCAACTCGTAAACTTGCGTCAAGAGGTGCTACACCATTTGCTTCACCTCTACCATTGATTACATTTGCAAGTTCATCCAGTGCTGCCTTGATATCTGCTCTTGCGTTTGCAGGACTATCGCTTGCACTGTCCATGTTTGTTGTTACAATATTTGTGTCATCTGTGGGCCATGCCATCAGTTATCTCCTTATAGGTTTCCGTCGAAAGTTATCTTTTTCCAGTTAGTGCCGTCATAAACAGCAAGACAACCTTGTGTGCTATCATATGCCATAAAACCAGCCGCAGTGCTTGCAGTGTTATAACCCGGAGGTGTTTGACTTGTAATACTACTTGTTGCAAGCGGATTTAACTGTATTAGATTACTAAAACGCACCGCTGTGTCTGCTTCAAAATCAATAAAGTTTCCATTTTCTGCAGTAAAACTTGGTGCATTTACACTTGGGTTGTTGCTGCTACTGCCAGGCTGAACTTTAATGTAAGCATCCCAGTTACTGGTATCACCGTTTTGGATAAAGAATCCAAACACAGGATCTCCATCGTCATTGGTAAATCTAAATGTGTTAGTGGGAGCACCTGCACTGTCTTTTAGGATCATTGCATCTTCTAGACCTGTTGTAGCACTTACATAATCACCTAGGTCACTGATTTGACTTTCAGTTATAGTTAAGGCTGCTTGATGTTGAACTACGCTGCTCTGTGTAATGTTTGCGTCAGGCACATTAGCCCACACAACTGCTTGTGTTAAATCATTTGCTTCACTACCGCCACTACTGCTTGCTTCAACTTCAAACTTACCAGTAGCACTGTCATACACAAGAATGTTATTGTCACTTGGCGTTGCAGGTATGTTAAACATACCAATAATGTCATTTACATTACTGATAGTTTGATTTATATCTGCTCTTGCCACACTGATCTTATCTGTGTCTGCATCAGTGGTAGCGGTGCTTGCTGGTGTTGTAGGCCAAGCCATTATTTGTCTTCCTCGTGTGCTTTAACAAGCCACTTGATGTCGTTTTTAATCTCTGCAATATCTTCGCGTATGCGAACCATAACTTCATTTTCAAGTTTGTGTATACGCCATACACACCAGATTACTACTGGTGCTAGTGCTATCGGATACATTGTTAAGAAATCTTCCATGTTACTTTCCTAATATTCTCTTTGCCCAGCGTAGTCCTGCAGGACCTCCCCATAGCAAGTATGCTTGTGTTCCTGGTGTGTCTTGCCCAGGTTTATAGTATGTCTTTGCACGACTCAGAAAACTGTATGTTCTTCGCACAGTTTCTAAACTTACATTCTCACGCCGAGCAAACTGATTGGCTCTTGCTACTCCTACACGAGTGCCACCTTGTCTACTAGGCGGACTTGCTTGTCTCATTTTCAATCCCTTGCGGGCGGCTTGCGCCATTGCTTGTGTTGGTCTTGGCATACTGTATTTACGCCAATGCAATAGTGCCACCATTCACGGTAACACCAGGCAATCCTATTACAACAATGTCAACTGTTGCATCCACACTTACTTTACCGAAACTATCTAAATCTATAATGTTTACACTGGGTGTGCTTGTGTCATAATCATTTGGATCAAGCAACACAGTTTTGTGTGTGGTTTCTGAAGTCGCCGCTGTTGCTGATATGCTAAGAATAGCACTGAAGTTTTTCTGTAAAGGCAATAATCTAGCACCTACACTTCCACTCAGTGTAGATGTGTCAATGTTAAACAGTGTTTCGACAATGCTGTTCTGACTATCCAAGTATTGAATGTCAAAACTTCTTAAACTAATATCTTCGCCTGTGATTTCGATATCACATTTGATGTATCTACCACGCAGTGCGGCGCCACTGAAAACTGCAGGTGTTGTAAATGTAACATTATCTGTGCTTGTGCTAAACTTTAGTTCTATTGTGCCAACAGCATCGACAAAAGCAATAGGAACAACATCTTTAATAGCACCTAAATCAATCGTAGTGGCTGATACTACTAAATCTGGACTGCCGCTTGCAACATAACCACCTGGATAAAACGGTGCCCATTTTTCCCACTGAAACCAATATCCTGGTGTAAGTTCTGTGCCGAAATCTGCCCAAGTATAACTGGTATCGGGGTAAAGATTGTTATCGTCAAATATTGCCATCGTCTATCCTAACTTGTAATAAGAACACCATTTTGAACAACACCACTGGTGCTGTATAAACTACCTATTCCACTACTGGTATAACTCACTGTTGCCATGGCACTACCAATACCGTTTGGTTTAAAGTATTTTACACCATATTCATATACTTGACTTAGTTGTGCTGGAACAAACTGCGTATAACTTGTGCTATTTGCGTTCACTCTAATACTGTCTATATGTGTATATTTGTTGTTTAAAGGTTGTTTAACATAGATGTAAATCCAGTCATAATCATAAAAGTCAGTTGGTTGTGTCCAACTCAATAAAACTTCATCCATGTTAAATGTGCCTGCACTATTCCACGCATTTTTAACAAAAGTGGTAGTCAAGTTAGTAGGATCATTTTTATCACCACTGTTAGGCGGATAGTTGATAACTGTTCCATTATAAGGTGTTGTGTTACTTACTACACCACTGTTATAAGTGTTGGTTACATTACTGTTAGTAAGATTAAGATTTTTCGGTGGTATATAAGCAAACTGTGCTTGTTTAAACACATATTCTGCTGGTTCATGTTCTGATGCACTAAAACTAATAGTATAGTCAGGCTCAATCTTCATACTTTGTATTCTATAAGGAACTGCACTAAGTCCTAAGTTATCATAGGTAATAGTAACAATGTCGCCTACTTCAACTTCATGTAGTTCACTAGTTGTTTTGAATGATATAACTTTCTTGTTTCGACTTCTATATAGGATTATGTGTGCTAGATCTGCCGCTAAACTACTGTCAGTTATGTGCTGAAAACTTATAGTTTTACGCAACCTTCTGCCATCATCTTCTGCAATAAGATCTAAATCTTCTTGACTGTCTGGCACAGGATAGGTAACCTCTGTCATGTTCCAGTCATTGCCTGGATTAGGATGACTTAACACCACTTGGTTATAATGGTTCTTTGTGTTAGTGCCTTCAATGTTTATGCCTGCTAACAAGTGATTGGTGTTTATAGCAAACGCAACAGTGGGTGTAGTATTTTGACTGTCTGTGCCATTGCCAGTGTCTAACAGTTTGAGTTTAAACTTGCCCTGGACATAGGGCATACCACTTCTCATATTTGTAAGAAATGTTTTTACATTTGACATCACAGTTTTGTCTGTGTTTATAACTGCATTGCTTGAAAGCATAGGGCCACTAACACCACTTTTATGATAAGTGACAGTTGAAGCATATTTGCTTCTTGCAGTGCTAAAACTTGTGAAGTCAATGCGATTATTTGCAAGTCCTCTGCCATAGCGTGGATTACGCAAATAATCTAACAAGTGATCTGCTGGGTTGGTGCTGTATGCTACAGTTTCGTTTTCATATGTTACACCGCCTGCACTTGCGGCACTTGCAACCTTTTTACCTTTTACCAATGCTTTGATGCGAGGAACACCACTGTAAGGATTCTTATCTGCATCTTCCTGATTTTCTGCTTTGGGCCATTCAAAACGCATTGCCAAATAAGCAAGTCCACGAAGTCTATGACTGCTTGTCCATCCAGGTGCTTCTTGTAATAAACTACTTGCACCTTGACTGTCACTGCCTGTAAACTTTTGTATTTCCAATCTTCCGCTGAATCTACTGTCTGAACTTAAAACATCGTCGATAAAGATTTCACCAATGCTTTCAACTTCACCTTCGCAAAGCACTAAAGCCAAGTATAGAAACTTGTTATTATCGCCATTGCTACTAACAAATACTCTTGTTCCACTTACTAATCTTTCTCCGTAAACTACAGGAATATGCTCCAGTGTTCCTGCTTTATCAACTAAGATACCCTTGTTTTCTGCGTTTGCACTTGCTAAATCACTACCACTAAAACTAGGTGTATCGAAGCCTCCCATAAGCCCGTCGCCTAGTAAATATCCTGCTGCCGCACCAACTGCGGCACCAACTGCGGCACCTACAAGTATACTTGCACCAATCAAACCCACTGCCGCGGCACCAGCACCAACAGCCGCACCTAAAACTGCGCCAATAATCACAACAGGTCCAGCAAGTGCTGGTGTTGCGAATGTTACTCCTGCTAGTAATGTGCCTAATAGTAGGCTAAGCCGCTTGATCCACATTTAATCTTTTACATCCTATGTAGCCCACAGTTTCGTATCCCATACGCTCTGTTAGTATCTTTGTTCTTTCAGGAGTCATACCATAGTCGCCTAGTAGTATTTCATCCATGTTATTTTGTTGTGCCCATTGCTCTGCTCTTTCAACAAACACTCGCTCCCAACCGCCCCCTCTATGCTCTTCTTCAATATATAATAGGTTTACATTGGCAGCAAGATTACTACTCCAGCCTTGTGGGCCTGCAATAGTAACACAAAAGCCTACAACATGATTGTCGATTAATAATACATCTGCTTTACACATTGGGCTTATAATAGCAGTGCGAAAATAGTTATGTGCTTGTGTTTCATTGTATGCTTGAAACTGTGCAAATCTACTTTTATCAAAATATTGTTGCCCAAGTTCTACTACTTCTCGTAAATGTTCTGCTGTAGCGTCATAAATCATTAGTCTGGTCTTCCCCATTTTATGTCTGCAATAGCACTTGTAGAGAACTCCATTCCTCTGTCTCCTGGAAATACTGCCTGTTGACTAGGATCGTTTGTTCTTCTGCCGGCTATGTTTTCAAAGTCATAAAACACACTACTACTTGTAACACTTATAGTTGCGTTTTTTGGTGTCTCTGATATCTTGTATCCAACAACTTCTCCGTCCCATAACATTACAGGATTGTCGATCTGGTTAAAACCTGCATCATAAAATAATCTATAGATTACTACTCTGCGATTCATATATCCATTACCGCTGTCTGCGTTCAAAAATAGGTTTGTAAATGTGGAACTGGCTGCTGTTAAAACAATATTGATTTGATTGACTCTTGCGTCGATTGTTTCGCTTACAAGGTCAAAACTAAGGAACTCACCATTAGCGGCAAAACTACCACTACCGCCTGTTGTAGTTGTAGTGGTTAAACTAAATGGTGCGTTTGTTAATCTTTGTATACCACTGTCAAAGTGGATTTCTATGATATCACCGAAAAGGATTTGATCCTTCGCGAGTTCAGTTTGTATTGTAGAACTTAAACCGCGTGCCATTATAGTGCCTCACGAACGCTAAACTCTATACCTACCATATCTGCTAAGCCGGTGCTATATTCTTGTTGCTCATCTTCAAGGAATACAGTAAAAGGAACATTGTTGACAGTAATAGTTTCATCATTTGCAACCTGTTGTTGCAGTTGAGGTGTAATAGCAATAGTGCCTGTGCCTGATCCACTTGTAGTAACATCTGCTGTAACCATATAAACTTTATTATGTCCGCTAAACTTCACAAAGTCACCTGCTTTTACCAATGCAGTGCTTGTGCTTGCACCATCAAACTCTATACTTGCATCACCTGCAGTCTGTGTGTTTACTACACTAGGTGTAGATCCACTGTATCCTGTTTGTGTATTGCTGTATTCTGGTAATGTAACTGTAAAAGTTTCAAACTGTCCTTTTTGTGCAGTAAGAAATGCAAAGATAGGAGCCGCATCTGCTCTTTTCATTGGAGCGTATGAACACTCAAAACTAAAGAACTGTGCTGAACTACTTTTAACTTGTCTTCTACCACTTACTGCAAATGTAACAATATTGGGAGTGTTGTGTTTAATGTTTACACTTCTTAGTGCTGGGCTTGTGGGTAAACTACCGCTCATTATACCATACTCCTATTGCCTTGGTTTTCTGTGGCTTCTCTAATAAATCCTGTGATCATTGCTTTACGCTGTATAAGCAGTTGATCAACTCCGGCAGCATCTACTGCATTGATATTAAAGTTAACATTCACAGTGCCTCCACCATTATTTAAGCCTTTGTTTGGAACGATGGTTCCACTGCCACTAGGAACAAACATTTCTGGGCCTGTTTCACCAACCATATATGGTTTGTCTTTGGTAACTGGACCACCAAACTGTCTGCCTGTGTATTGCTGACTTGCAATAGTTGCAATCTGTGCCGCACCTGCCGCAATAATAATACCTGCAAGGATTGGACCAAATATACCACCCTGTGCAAGTGCTTTTGTAACACCCTGTGCAGTGTTGATGATTGCTTCTGCCATAGCAGCCGCTTTCATTAGTTGGAATGCCTTTTTACTGTGTTGACCCAATGCTTTCAGTGCTTCCATTCCAGTGTCTTTAATGAACGAAAGTTTTTGTTCTTCACTGAACTGTGCAAAATCCATTTCAGCATATTTGCCACCTTTGAACTTGCTTAGTTGGTTATCGTAGTTTGCTTGTTGTATGCGTGTAATCTGTCTTTGGTGTTCTTGTTCAACTTTTTCTTTGAGTTTGTTATAACGCCCAGCATCCTTCATATAAAGGTTATTGAACTCTTGAAGTGTTTTTAGTCGCTCTTGGTATGCGGCTTGTTCTACTTCTACTTCAGTGCGTAGACTTGCTTCCAGTGCTTCAATGCGTTCGCGAGCCTGTTTCTGCGCTTCTGTTTCGCCTATCTTCACTGTTGTTGAAGGCAACAGATCTGGTGCAAATGGTGTTGCACTGTCTGCTTTCTTTTGTTCTTCTCGTTGTTGTTTTTGTGCAAGTTGTAGTGCATCATATTCAGCGGCTAGATCTTTTATTCTTTTTACAAGTTTAGATTCACCCGGGTCAAATCCCAGTGTTTTTGCGCCTTCTAATAGACTTACTGTGGCATCACTAACTGCGCCTGCTACATAGTTCCAGGCTTCAATAAGTGGATTAAGTGCATCGGCAACAAACTGTCTAATAGCACCATACATTCTTCCCAGCAGTTCAGTAAAGTCACTGAACAGTCCGCGAACAACATATACAATCTTACCTAATCCAACAAAGTGATCCAACAGTGTCACTGTTGCAAAAGCAATAGCAGTGTAAGGATTTAAGAATCTTGTTATGATTGACAACAGAGTTTTGAAAGGTCCAACTACTGCTGCCAAACCAAACTTAGCAAAGTTCTTAAAACTTCTCTGAGCAATATTTGTTTTCTCGCTCATGTTTCCAGTAGCCTTTGCTGTTTTACCAATAATAGTCTGAAGGTTACTGAATACTTTTACACCAATAAGACTCAGTGCCGCATTGCGAAGCAAATCAAAGTTATCTGCTAGAAACTTTATACTGTCGCTGGCAACTCGAATAGCATCGCCAATACCCGCACCTAACTTAGCCGCAAGTTCATCATTCTTTGCAAGAAACTCTGTTAAATCTTTGATTGCATCTTTTAGCGCAGGACTAAGTTCCTTGCCCAATGTGTAAGCAGTATTGCGTAACTGAATAACAAAGTTACTCTGCAGAATACTCAAGTTGTCAAGTTTGCTTGCAGTTGCACCACCAAAAGCCTCATCTAAACCAACAGTAAGTGCATCTGTAATCTTACGAGCACCTTCTGCAGTCTTACCAAACTCACTGATTTCTAATCTTGTAAGTCCAAGTTGTCGTTCTAGAATAGCAAATACAGGCACACCTCTGTCAGCAAGTCTGTTTAGTTCTTCCAAGCCTAAACCACCACTAACTGTTCTTGCAAACAAATCACTCATTGCTTGCAGTGTGCCTAACTGATCAGTAGTGACAGCGGCAGTATCAGTAAATGTTGTAAGCAGTTTTTCTGTAGGTTGAATACCAGCACCTGCAAGTTTGATATAACTGTTTGTTAAATCCTCAACACCAAACTGTGTGCGTGTAGCAAAACTGTTTAGGAACTTAAATGCTTGTGCGCCATTTTTAGCA